CCTGCACTACCGTGCTGCGACCATACCGGGCGACACCACACTGTAGCCACACAGACTGTGAGTCAGAGACTGTCGTCACCCTCCCATACACACCGATCAACGCCGTGACCGAAGTCAAGATTGATGGTGCCGTGTTCACAGGATTCAGGCTCGAGAAGCCGGACATGCTCCGACGTATCGACAAATCAGTGTGGCCCTTTCATCAGAATCTCCTCGCTGACTCAGCGACAGAAATGGATACGTGGCAGATCTCATACGTGTACGGGACGGACCCGCCAGCGGAGTTGAAAACTGCTGCAGCTGTACTCGCCACCGAACTGGTGAAGGCATGTACCGCGGATAAGACTTGCCGTATCCCAGCAGGGGCAGTCACCGTGTCTAGACGTGGGATCTCTTACAACATTGACGTCGGGGAAGGCAAGACAGGGATCTACGAAGTCGATTTGATCGTATCTGCGCTGAACCCGAGAAGGCGCCGCCGGCAAGCGAGGATCACCGCGTCAGACGATGTCCGTTTCGTTGGTGTGTGATGGCCAGACTCGACCAGCTTCGTTCCCGCACAGCAGTCACTCAGGCTGCCCCGAAATTACAGAAAGCGCTGAAGGAATCCGCTCTGAAGGACACTGGCGCTATGGCACAGATGACGACCGTATCAGGGTTGAGATCGACGACTGTGGGGCCTAGCGTCGAAGTACGAGTCGCAGTACCATACGCTACATACACTGTCCCACCAGGGACACAGCCGCACATCATCCGACCAGTCCGTGCAAAGGCTCTCTCGTTTTTCTGGCCCGTCGCAGGCAGAGTCGTGTTCTTCCAGAAAGTCAACCATCCAGGGTTCGCCGGATCACCCTGGTACTCTGACGTGATTGATAAGTGGCCTGAAATGGTTGAGAAAGAACTACCGAACCGATGACAGACCCAACCGTGCTCCACACAGCAGCAACGAGCATCCTCACAGCCCTCGAGGCTGGCGCACTCGACGCTGAATGGGAACCACAAGGCTGCGTAACCTACGGCGAACCAGCATACGACTGCGACAGTATCTACGTGTGGGTCGAGAGCCTCGACGCCGAAACAGTCGCACAATGCCACATCGCTACCAGGGTCACATTCCGGTACGCTATCGGGATCTGTATCGGAGGCGAACGGGAAGAAGACTGTGCATTCTGGGACACTGTGACAGCGGACGCGAACGGGAAGATATGGGCCACATGGGTTGGCCTCGTCGACGCCTGGGTCACTGGCTCCTTATGCGCGGTGCCATGCACAGATATTCGTGCAGGATCACCGTTACAGATCCTCACCAACGACGGTGGTGTCGCAGTGTGGTCCGGCACTGTTACTGTTACTCTATCCCCAGTCGCCGTATAAGCTCAGCAAGAGAGAAGGATTCCATGGCCGCCACTGACCCACTCGTTTTCAACGACGATGGAACTATCGACATCGTCTTCGATGCTGCAACGACGGTGCACCTGAAATGCCCACGGTTGCATGACTACCGGCTATTCCGCAACGACATCAACGAGCGCCTCGCTGGCATCCTCGACCAACGCAAAAAAGTTATCACTGGTGACGCATCCACCGACGAGCAGAGCGACTTCTTAGCATCCCATGACGTCATGGTAACCGGATGGATCGAACTGGTCCTTGACACGATGGTGCCAGACGACTCGGTACCTGACGTCGACGAATGGCCCGCGTGGCTGTCGAACTCGGCATTACCTACCAAGTTCATGACCCACTGGCAGAATGCCCCTTTCGTCTCTGGGAGCTGACCACCGACGACAGTGGTGGTGACAACGAACGGGCACAGTTCCACCGTGCAACACGACGCGAAATCAAAGTCGCACCCGGCGACTATGAAGCACTTGCCCTGTATCGGGCTGTCGTCAAGTCCGGGTACCCGATGCCATACTCTGAGGCACTAGATCTATATGTATGGGAGATAGCTGTCCTCCTCGGCAAAGCCGATGTGCAGGAGCCAGACGAACCGAACAGTGAGATCGATGCCATGTTGCGTGCAATGAACCCGAGGCCTCCATCATCCGAGCGGAAGGGCTGATAGCATGCTCTTTGTGAGGTACCTGCATGGCTGAGATCCGCGACAATCTGATCATCGATATCGACGACGCAATGTCTTCGATCGACGAACTCGAGCGGGCACTGAATCGTGCCCTCACTGATATCGCTGTCAAAGTCGATACCCGTGCCGCGCAGACACAACTCGATAACCTTGATGCCTCGATCCCAGTCAATGTCGATACGGTCGGGGTAGGAGAATTAGAGGCTTCTCTAGAGTCATCCCGTGCAGCTGCAGCAGCAGTAGAGACAGAGACTAGGGGGATAGCGAGTGGCATCAGTGATTCGTCTGACGCCACGAAAACGCTTGATTCAAGTATGCGTGACGCAGCTGAATCAGCTAGCAAAATCACAGATTCAACTAGCGACATAACACCTTCAGTCGACGATGCTGTCGCAGGTATAAATCGGTTGAAGGTCGCGATGAAAGCCGTCGCTATTGTCACAGCGGTAGGTGTCGCAGGGAAACAGCTATTCGATGTCGGGAAAGCCTACGTCGATTTAGCTGGCACCTTGGAGTCGGCAACTAACCGGGTCAAAGTCACATTCGGTGAGTTCGCTGCAGATGTCCTCGCGTTCGGTGGTGAAGCACCTACGACACTGGGACTGACTGAGTCAGCGGCGTTGCAGTCTGCTGCATCATTCGGTGCCTTGTTCCAGCGGTTCGGGGAAGGTGAGGCACAGTCAGCTGCACTCGGAGTAGAGCTCGCTAGTCTCGCTGCTGATGTCGCATCACTGTATGGCGCTGATCAGGCAGACGTCGCTGACTCATTCCTACAGGGCCTTGAGGGAAGCGGTAGGAACATCCGCGAGTTCGGTGTCTCGATCGATCAGGCGGCGACAGATGCCGAGGTACTCCGGTTAGGGCTTGCTGACACGAGTGGCGAAATCTCCGACGCTGCTGAGGTGATGGCAAACTACTCAATCATTGTGGGGCAAGCGAGCAGGGCACAAGGCGATTTCGCGGCGAACGCCGATTCGGTGATCAACGCGCAACGGCGCCAATCAGCAGAATTTGATCAAGCGAAAACGAAACTCGGGCAATCCCTCATACCAGTATTTGACGTGTTCATCGATGTGATGCCTGGCTTTGTCGATGCGTTGACTGCTGCTACTCCAGCACTGTCTGCACTCGCACTATCCTTAGCTGGCTTAGCGGCGCCTGCGGAGGCTGTCACAAAGCAGTTGCCGACACTGGTCGTGTCAGCCATCGACGTTGCTGGCGCGTTTGTCAACCTCGGGTCAGCTGCAGTGAATCTCAGCCAAGCCGGTATCTCGCTGCTGAGGGGTGACGTTGCTGGGTTCGCTGAAAACCTTAAGGATACGTCACGTGCATCACAAAACTTTTTCGGCACGTTCGTAGGTGCCGATACGCTGCTCCGTGACTTTACACGCCAGATCGCCGACGGTGCACCGGAACTCGACTTGTTTGCGTCAGCGATGCTGCAACTCGCTACCGAAGGCGAATTGACTGTTGACCGGCTACGCGAGTTTTCGACCCTATCAGGGCTCGGACCGACCGAACTAGCTGCTGGTCTGCAAGCTGTCATTGAGACCGGTGGCATCGCTGGCGACCAGGTCGCGATCCTCATCGACGGGTTCCTCCAGTTCGCTGATGCTGGTGTAGGGGCTGAGGACACACTGCGTGCCTTCATTCAGATCCTCTCAGATGCTGGTGTCATCTCGTCAGTCGACAAGTTCACGAACATTCTGGGTGAGATGCGTGGCGCTGTGATATTGCAACGTGCACGTGCAGGCCTCGCTGATACTGTCGGTGACATATCGGAGGCGTCCCGCTCAGGGAGCATCCCGGTCGAGCTGTTCACTACTGACCTGCAGACACTCGTCGGTGCGATGGAGGCCGGTGCCACGTTCCAAGAGTTTGTGCAAGGGTTACGTGACGTCGAGGACGGTGCGAGCGGTACAGGTGACACACTCGCTGACACTGGGAGTGCATTCCTCACGATGGCAGCCGACGTTATCTCCGCGGCGCAGGACATAGATGGACTGTCGGCGTCATTCGTCGGTGTCGTTGACGGTCTCGAAGAGGTCGCTGACCACGCCCACCAGGCGGGCACTCAGATCAATGTCACAGCCGGCGACTTCACAAAAAACATTGAAGACCAAGTGAAACAGATGGAGGAGTTCCAAGGACGGCTGACACTGCTCGCTATCGATTTCCCGAATCTTGCCGAGCAACTGTTTTCGCAGGGACCTGAGGTGACAGAGATCGCTAAGGATTTCCTTTCCGATCCTATCCTTGCGCAACGTGCTGAGGACCTGTTGCAGGGTAAGGGGACCGAGGTTGGTGACGAGTATGCTGCACAGATCGCTGCAGCACTCGAGGGGTTCGACTTCTTTTCACCTGCCGGCCAGGCTGTCCTCAACTTCACATCTGAGCTGAACTCGCCGCAGAACATTGCAGCGGTGTCGAACGCATTCAACGACCTACTCGCGTCGGCATTGGTTGATGTGAATGCCAACCTTGGGACTTTGAATATCACAAACAGGGTACCGGGCCGTGGCGGGTTGCGCCCGGCCGACGACGCGCAGGGGTACACAAACAACACGACAGTGAACATAGTGAACGCAAAAACGCAAGACGTTGAGACATCAGCCCGGCAGGCTGGTGCGATCATCGACTCGACCCGCACCCTAGGTAGAGGATTCGTAGGACAATGACGTACCTGACTTCATGTGCCCGTCTACGCCTCGGAGGCACCATATCCGGTTCTACGATTACTGGTGGCACCGTCATCGAGTCTGGTGGCATCGCCCTCGTATCATGGGATGGGCTACTCGGCAGCCTCGGACGTGATGGCACGGATCAGAAACTCATCGGCTCTGACGGCGACTACCGGCAACCAGGGAAACCGTACCAGTCACGCCTCATCACACTTGGACTCATCGCGTACGACCGTGACGCCACCGGGAGTCTCGTCACGACACGACGCGAGCACCTGGAAACGAATCTCGACACGCTCCTCGGGCTACTCGACGGGAACGAAGAGACAGTGATCTTGGAACGTGACATGGCTGACGGGACCACGAGGTGGATCGAACTTGAAGCATTACAGGGTGCCAGCATGGTACGTGGCCAGATCTTCGGCACTCAGCATTCCGGATACCAGTTAACCCAGTTCATGAAAGCCGCGTATCCGTTCTGGCAATCAGAGACCGAGAAGACGCAAGCAGTCGCAGGTGCCCAGGCAATCGTGAACGCCGGGAATGCCCGCATCTCCAGCATGAAACTCTCCTACGCTGGCGATTCGGTGCTGACACACGTCGACACTGGGGACACATTGACGATCGCAGGCGCCACTGTGCCTCCTGTCGTCATCGATGTGAAGGCACGCACCATTATTGAGAACAGTGCCAACGCCGACAACCTCCTCGGTGCACCAGACAAGGATTACTGGATGCGGTGGGGGAAGGGCACAATCAACCTGGACGTGTCCGCGGCGACAGTCACAGTGACGTGGCGAGACCACTGGCTATGAGCAACCACCTGCGCTACGAAGCATGGACACTGCCAGGGACGACACCATTCAAGAAGCTCGTCGCGGATCTCCAACCCATCTCAGCGACCGGCAGGATGCCAGCGAAACCAGTCGGTGAGGGCACCGTCACGATCGCGCGCGACAATCCTCGCATCAGTGACATTGTCACAGTCGACTCGGTCACACCAGGCAACGACACGCTGACACTCATCCGGGTGTGGCGCGGGACCAACCTGATCCACGAATGGCTCCTCGAAAACACACCAGATGAACTCGACGACCAGGCAGCCACCAAACTGTCCGGCCGTAACATTGAGGCGATCCTCGACTATGAACACGTCGAAGCATACGACTGGGATGGCACCGCATCATTCCAAACAAAGTTCCCCGACTGGGTATGGGGTGGCCGTAACATACTTTCCAACCCAGGGTTCGAGAGCAGTCGCCTCGTCACCGAACGGGTCAATGTGTCACACGACGGTACCGGTGGCACATTCACCCTGACTGTGATGGGGCAAACCACCACCGCGCTTGCGTGGAACGCTACCGCGCTCCAAGTAGAGACAGCACTAGAACTCTTATCGACAGTCACCGACGCGCTCGTATCCGGTGCTGGGACTACAACAGATCCGTGGCAGATCGAATACGTTGACCCGGGCATCATCAACCCTGACATGACAGGCGACGGGGCTTTGCTTACTGGCATCACTGACGGTCTGATCGTCGAGTTGATACGGGACGGGTTTACCGATCCGACACCGTGGACAATGTCGCAGCAGGCGGCACGCGGCACACAACAGATCTATGGACGGTATGCGTCGAGTAACGGATTCGGGGTAGCAGAAGCACCAGACCCGGTGCTCACAGGAACATACTCTTTGACAGTGAATGGTCTCGCTCCGACAGGCGCCGACGAGACAAAATATCCAGGGTTCCAGCAAGTTGTGCGCGTGAAACCCGGTGGCACCTACCAGGTCAAAGTACCGATGTGGCATTTCGGTGGCGATCCGTGGAGGATCGTTATCAGGACCCGCCTCGGTGAGTTGATTACGTCATCGACATGGCCTGCATCATCATCAGCTGCACTTGGTGCGTGGGACTCGTCGACATGGACGATCACAGATGTGGTGATCCCTGATGACGTCACCGAGATAATTTTCCGTGGGGCATATGTCGGGTCTGGGAACCCGGACCCGATTTATGTCGACAACATCGAAATGACTGAGGGGCTCGCTGCGACAACGATCGGTGACATGATCCTCCAACTCCTCACTGACGCACAAACTAATCATGCGCCGGCACGGGCAGCGTTGACGTTCATCACCCCGACATTCACTGCCCTACTAGATTCGGCTGGGAACGCATGGGACAACTCTGATCTGTCTCTCCGCATCAAACGTGGCCAGTCATATCTGCGGGTGATGCGGGCAATAGAACGCTTCGGCTACCAGTGGAGACTCGTCCCAACCAGTCCAACATCGGGTGTGTGGAGCCTCGACATTTTCAACCCGGGTGGCATGGGCACAGACCGCACAGGTTCTGTTTCGCCGGCGCTTATCCCTGGGCAGGGCATTATTGGTGGCCCCGTATCGAAGCAGCCACCGGCAGCGAATGTTGTCATGTTCGAGGGTGCAGCTGGTTACACGGCACGCGCAGAGAACACAGCATCAGTAGCCGCTATCGGTAGGCGCACGAAATATGTCGCAGACAAACAGTTGGAGGATGCCGCCGGTGTCAGCAAGGCAGCAAGTGAGCTCCTCTTCGACTACATGGCTCGGCGTCTCTCCGCGACATTCCAGATCGTCGAACCCGACAGTGGGCAGTGGCCGGCGCCACTCGCGGATTACATGCTCAGCGACACAGTCAATGTGGCACTAGCAGATGGGTCCACGAAGGTTCCAAGGACGATCGACACAGTCGGATATTTGGATGAGGCAGATCTGGTGTGGACGGTATCAACTGGTGATGAGCAGTCAGTTTTCGCCGGCGGTGGTGCTGCACCGGCTAGTGGCTCTGTGAGTCCACAGAGTGTTGGCCAGTTAGGACTAGCGGTCAATGAACTCCTATCAGAGTTCCGTGGCATCGATGATGTCGAGCAGGCAACAGGTGACGGACTCATCATAGGTGGTGGGACAGGGCTGATACCGACAGTCCTCGTCGCGGCACTAGATGCCCGTGATGAGGTCCGTAACATTG